CCGTATTTATATAAAAGTAAATATATAACGAAGTATCTTAAAAAGAATTCTATAAATCTATGAATGAATTATCAATGTTCGAGGAAACAATATATAATACATACCTTAAGACTTCTAGAAATAAAAAAGGATTTACACCTAGAAAAAATTTTAAGAATCTAGACGATGAAAAATATGTCTTACTTAAGAAAATATCACAAACGTTAAAAAATAAAAAAATAGATCCACATATATTTTTTAATGCACCTTATCAATTACATTCTGAAAAATATGTTCCACTTAAATTTTATAGTACATTTGGAGCTATTTGTATTTATAAAAAATACATACAAGAAATAGAATTAACTACACCTGATCATCAGTTCAATATCACTAAGCTTAGAAATGGATTTAAGTTTATTTATGATAAATGCGTCGAACATGAACTAACTGACTGTAAAAACTATTTAAATGTACAAAAAGGAATTTATCCAGATTTTATTTTAGACTTAAAAAAAGGAGATATTAGTTATTATTGTTTATTAGCTCTAGATATATCAGAAAAAAGTATTAATCTTGAAAAAAATATAGTTGAATTTGTATGTAATAGCTTCTATAATACTTTAAGTAGTTTGAGATCGAGATATACATTTTCGAAAAAAATCAAACCTTTGGGAAAAAAATTAACTAAAACTATAAATAAAATATTAAAACAAAAATGACAACAAATATGTTTGAATCAATTAAGGGTGCGATGGCAAAATCCACACAACAGAATACAACTAGCAATATTATGCGACTAAAACCAGGTAATACATATACACTGCGTTTAATTCCATTTGTAAAAGATCCTAGTAAAACGTTTTTTCATTATTATTCACATGGATGGGTCAGTGAGATGACCGGACAATTTCAAAGTGCAATTAGTCCACAAACATGGGGTGAGAGAGACCCTATTGCAGAAGCTCGATATAGACTTTCTCGTACTGGTTCTGAAGAAGAGAAAGAAAAAGCAAAAGCTCTAAACCGTAAGGAAAATTGGCTTGTTAATGTTTATGTAGTAAAGGATCCTGATAATCCGGAAAATGAAGGTAAAGTGAAAATTCTTCGATTTGGTCGTCAATTACATAAAATTGTAATGGAAGCAATGGAAGGAGAAGATGCTGAAGACTTTGGCGAAAGGATTTTTGATCTTTCGAAAACGGGTTGTAATTTCCGAGTTAAAGTTGAAGAGCAAGGCGGATATCCAACATATGTAAGTTCTCGGTTTGCTACTCCTTCTCAAATCTCAGGAGTAACAGATGATACCATTAAAGATGTATACGATCAAACATTTGATTTAGAGAACGTTTTTCCTGTTAAAAGCTACGAGGAATTACAAACAATGCTTACTGAGCATTTTCACGGAGAAACAGATAATCCAGAAAGCAGTGAATCTCAGACCTCAGCAACTACATCAACCGAAGAGGAAGAGGATGACTTAAATTTCGATGATTTAGAATCAACATCAAAAAATGATTCTAGCTCGTCTACTATTGCCGATGATAAAGTTAAAGAGTTACTCGATACTTTAGAATAAAATGAATCTGAATGACGAGGATACAGTTAAAATGTTCATGCATCAAATGAATCATGAAGCAAAATCCTTGAACAGAGATATTATTCAAAAAAGCGCGACAATGCAAGATGTACCTACTCAACAAGAAATATATAAACAACCACAACCGAGCTCTAACCAACAGAGGCCACAAATTGCACCTCATCCACAAGCAAGTCAAGTTGTTCCACAACAAATTAACACAGACCCCGCTCTATTAAATAACCTAATAGAGCGGGTATCTTCTGTTGAAAATCAAATCACTAAATTTGTAAATTTAATTGAAAGACGAGTTGCAAAAAATGCAAAAGAAATTAATATACGAATCAAGTTAGACAATGATTCTACCAATAAAGAATAAAGATAATTTTATTCAAAATTTTCTTAATCCAGTATCGAGATTAAACTCATCTGCGACGTTGAAAATATGTGATAATATATCAACTATTGTTCATAATAATTCTAATATTTTTCTTAAGGCAATATATGATATAAACTGGGATGATCACCCAGAGGAAGGTACCTTATGCTTACCAGATACAGTAAAATTAATTAAAATTTTATCATGTCTTGATGAGAGTAATATACATCTCGAAATAGAAAAAAATCATATAAAATACGATAGTGAATATAATAGATTTACATATCATTTATTTGATGATAGCTTAATTGATAATAATCCGTTCGATTTTAACAAAATTAATAATATTACATTTGATACAAAATTTAAATTAACAAAAGAAAAAAATAATGCGATATTAAAAGCATTACCGTTTGTAACAGAAACTAGCAAAATATATATTAAAACGGAAAATACAAAGGTATATGCTGAATTGTCAGATAAAAAATTACAAAATGTAGATAGTTATACTACTCTATTAGCAGATGACTATGACGGTGAAGATTTAGATTATGAACTAATTTTAGATATAGAGTTATTTAGACTTATATCTACATTGAATTTTAATAACGCAATTGTTAATATAAATAACCAATATAAAATGCTTATGATAAAAATTAACATTGATAACAGTGACTTAACATTTGTTAGTACAAGTTATAAAAACTAATGAAAAATAAAGTGACGACATGTGGCTACTTCATCAAACGATTAAGGGATAATGGATATACGGTAAATAGAATTTTTTCTGATTATACGTCAGAAGACCCACGAAGATGGACGGTAATGATTAACCCACTAACAGATGCCTTATATATAACTTGTTATGTTAATTACGATTGGAGTGGAGATTTTAAATTTGAATTAAACGATGGTTCTCGATTTAAAAACTTTCATTTAAAAACAGATAGTATGGAAGTTATTATGACCAAATTAATCGAAAAAGATATTACATCTAATGAAAAGAGCAATGCCTAAACGTAGAAATTTTGATAATTTATTAAAATCTAGTATTAATGCAGCCGAGTCTGTTGAAATAGGAGATCAAGATATGTCGTTTGTTAATGACTATTTAGCAGAGCACTTAAAATCATTTATATTATTAGGATATGATCTCAAAGGAGAAAGCGTAGTAATTATTTCTGGTAAGACTCCTCAAGATTATGATGCTATAGAAACATTATTAAGAAGAATAAGTGATATTAGTTTTTTTAATAATATACAGGAAGAGAAAAACAATCAATCAAATGAATAAAATAGTTGTTCTAGGTAATGGGTATATCGGGAAAAAAGCTTATAAATATTTTCTTGAAACCGTAGGAAATATACACGATGTTACTCATTTATGTAACTATCCATATACAGCTCCCGACAAATTAAAAGAAACATTATTTAATAATTTAATATCTGAGTTTCGAGGGGCTCAGCGTAAATGGATAATTAATTGTGTTGGGTATACAGGCTATCCGAACGTTGATGGTTGCGAGGAAAATAAACAAATATGTTGGGATCTAAATGTAACATTTCCCGTTATGTTAGCTCAATTTTGTGAGCAACATAATATAAAAATTATTAATATAAGTTCGGGTTGTATATATGATGGAGATGTACTTTATACAGAAGAGGACGAGCCGAACTTTGGATTACTTAACTCTGATAGCAGTTGGTATAGTAAAACAAAACACGCTGCAGAGTTATGCTTACAAAATTTTAATAAGGTTTATACATTAAGAATTAGAATGCCTATATGTAATGATTTTAATTCTCAAAAAAATTACTTAAGTAAAATTCTAAAATATAATAATATTTTCGATGGAGTAAACTCTAAAACTGTAATAGAAGATTTACTTAGTGTAATTAATAAAATTATTAATATTGAAGACTTACCAGGTGGTGTTTATAATTGTGTAAATCCTAATCCCCTCTCAACAACACAAGTTTGTGAAGTCTTAGATAAATACGGATTATGGAATCCAAATTGGAAATTTATTAATTATGACGAATTAAAACAACATATTGTTGCTAACAGATCTAATTGTATTCTATCAGCAGATAAATTAAAAGACAATGGATTAGACATGCCGTCCGAGCGTGAATCATTAGTTAGAATATTAAGCGAAAAGAGCGGATGAAAGATAAAAGTATATTACTTATGACATATCGCGATTCAGCCGCTGAATCAATATATCATGAGTTATATAAACATACTGAGCCGTATTTTAAAAAGTATGCTATAGCTAACAACTACGAATATAAACATATTTTAATCGA